AACCAATGAAAGAACTTATCAAAACCTCGCAGAGTTTAACGACTTTTTTACCTCCGAATGATACAGAGCTGGAGAAAGTTATCTTGGGAGCTGTTTTGCTGGACTTTAAAGCACTTAACCGCGTCGAAGGTATCGTAACACCCAAAAAGTTTTTTGATCCTCGTAACGAGCTTGTAATGGAAGCCATCCTAAAGCTAAAAAGCGAGAACCTTCCGATCGACATTTTAACGGTAGTTCAAACGCTCCGGAAATCAAAACAAATTACAAACGTCGGAGGCGCCGTTTATATCGCCGAGCTAACGAACCGAGTAAGCTCAACGGCCAATCTCGAAGTTTGGGCGCTGCAGTTAACGGAAATGTATCTAAAAAGGGAACTAGCAAAAAGCGCCTCGAGGATCGCCGAACTTGCACTTTCGGCCGAGACGGATCCGTTTGAAATTTACAATGAATTTAGCGCCGAGTTAACCGACTTAATCCGAGACAACCTCAAGGGCCAATCCTTACACGTTTCGACGATTACCCCGGAAACCACCGAGAGTATCGAGGCGAGAGAAAAAACAGGCGTTGCGGGAATACCTACCGGAATTCAAGCTATCGATAACGTTCTTGGAGGCCATCAAAAAAGCGACCTCGTTTATATTGCCGCGCGTCCCGGTATGGGAAAAACCTCTTTTGCTATTTCCGTTATGCTTAATATGGCCGAGAAAGGGAAACCCGTCGCGTTTTTCAGCCTCGAAATGAGCCGAGTCCAAATCGTTTTTCGCATGGCTTCGATTTTAAGCGGATTAAACGCCGAGCAACTGGCGAAACATCGACTCGACAAGGAAACAAAAGTTAAATACTATCAAACCGTGGACCGTTTAAACGCGCTTCCGATTTTTATTGACGATAACGCAGCGCTTAGCGTTTACGATTTAAAAACTCGCGTTCGAACCCTTCGAGAAAAGCATAAAATCGAGGCCGTTTTTATCGATTACGTTCAACTAATTTCGGCAGCTAAATCTAAAACGGCGAACCGAGAGCAAGAGGTGAGCGCAATCAGCCGGGGCTTAAAGTTAATCGCTAAAGAAAATAACCTCCCGGTTATCGCTCTCGCTCAACTTTCTCGATCACTAGAAACCCGAAGCGATAAACGGCCGATGCTTTCCGATCTACGTGACTCGGGTTCCTTAGAGCAGGATGCCGATGTTGTTTCGTTCCTTTACCGGGCCGATTACTATGACAAAAACTCCGGAATTAACAACGCTGAGTTTATAATCGCGAAGCATCGAAACGGTCGAACCGGGTTCGTGAATATAAATTTCACCCCGGAAACGATGCACTACTCCGATACTAGCAAGGCAATAAATTACGAATCATGGGAACTTTAACACACGGCTCACTCTTTAGCGGAATCGGAGGTTTCGATCTAGCAGCCGAATGGATGGGTTGGGAAAATAAATTTCATTGCGAATGGAATGAATTTAGTCAAAAAATTCTAAAGTATTATTGGCCAAACTCCGAATTATTTACAGATATAACTAAAAGCGATTTTACCAAATATGCAAACCAAATTGACGTTCTCACCGGAGGTTTCCCCTGCCAGCCCTATTCGAGCGCTGGAAAACGACTCGGAAAGGCAGATAAACGCCATTTATGGCCCGAAATGCTTAGAGTCATTAGAGAGGTTTCCCCGCGTTACGTTGTGGGCGAAAACGTTCGCGGCCTTACTAATTGGAATGGAGGGTTGGTATTCGAGGAAGTGTGTACTGACCTGGAAAATCTTGGGTATTCGGTCGCGCCCTTTGTTATACCTGCGAGCTCGAAAAACGCGCCACACCAACGAGAGCGAGTTTGGTTGGTTGCCTACTCCGACAGCGTTCGACTCAACCAATGCGACAGCGAATATGAAAAGTACACAGGTAAAACCGGGTTCCATGCATTCGATGACGTTAACGCGATTATTGACCACTGGGAAAGATTCCCAACTGAACCCCCGGTTTGTGGCTCAAATGATGGGCTTCCCTCCCAACTGGACGGAATTACCTTTTCAAAATGGCGAACCGAATCCGTTAAAGCATACGGCAACGCAATAGTTCCTCCGGTCGTTTACGAAATTTTTAAAGCAATAGAAAAATATGAAATTACCAATGTTTGAAAAGGATAAGGCCAACCATTTTATTTACGGCTCGATTATTTACGCGCTTAGCGCATTATTCCTAGCTCCGGCGTTCGCGCTCATTAGCGTTTACTTTCTAGCGCTAGTAAAGGAGTTTTACGATAAACACAAAACAAACCGCTTCGGTTATGGCGACATAATGGCAACGTTATTCGGCGGGCTAGTCGGTTTCTTTATATCCCTAACGGCATGAGAATCTACAAAAACTCTGACGGTTCGTTCGACGTCGTAAACGTTAACCGCGTATTGTTTCACACGAAACACGGAAGCTGTAAAGTAATAGGCCGAGTTTCCGAAGATTGGCGAACGGCCTCGAAGCAGGTTTATAAAATACCTCGCAGCATTCTAAAGTTTAAAGATTTAATCGAAACCAAACACATTTAACCCCTAATAATTATGAAGCAATTTAATATGTTCGGCGAGGAATTCGCCCCGGAAGATCCTAACGTGTACACGACGAAAATCGCAACGCCGATTTACAGACCTTCGGCCCGCAAACCACATCTGTTCGAGCTAGTCGATAAATTTAAAACTAGCCGATTGATCCGGGAAATAGAAAATTCGAACGTTACAGAAGAGGAAAAACGTTTTTTAATTGAATCGGCGTACCGTCATAACGTTTTTAACTACGAACTTATTGCGGATTATTATGCCCACGCCTCCGAGGAAATGCAAAATTTAATGGAACGCTCGGCTCTAGTCATAATCGATTTCGAGAAAGCCATTGCGAACGGTTACGTTAAATATAGCGAGGAAATCGCTCACCTTTATACTAAAGAGAATGAAAAACTGGGATAACTTTTGCGTTTTTATATTAACTCACGGCCGGGCCGATAGGGTTATTACCTACGAAACGTTGCGAAATTCCGGTTATGACGGGCCGATTAAGTTAATAATTGATGACGAGGATAAAAAAGGCCCGGAATATCTTAAGCGATTCGGAGACGAGGTTTACATTTTTAATAAAAAAGAATCGGAGTCTAAAACGGACACTTTCGACCGTTACGAAAATCGAGGCATTGTAGTTTACGCTAGAAACGAGTGTTTCGATATCGCCGAAAAACTCCAGATAAAATACTTTCTAATGCTCGATGACGATTACCCGAGCTTTAAATTTAGGATTAACGATAAATTCCGGCATCCGGATTCCTGTCCGAACATTCGATTTACTCTCGGAGACGTAATTCACGCAACGCTCGAGTTTTATAAGGCAACGAATATCGATAGCATCGCTTTCTCACAGGGCGGCGATTGGTTCGGAGGCGAGTCGAATTTTGGAAAAAAGCCGAAGCGAAAAATAATGAATTCATTTTTCTTAAGTACCGAACGCAGGTTTAAATTTATGGGCCGAGTAAACGAGGATGTTAACGCATACGTCTGGCTCGGAAGTCAGGGGCGTGTATTTTTTACGACGCCGTTTATTCAATTAGATCAGTTTCAAACGCAGAGTAATAGTGGAGGTTTAACGGATATTTATTTACAGCAAGGAACGTTCGTAAAGAGTTTTTACACCGTAATGTGTTCGCCTAGTTGTACGTCTATCGTAATGATGGGACGAACGAACCGGAGGTTACATCATAAAATAGATTGGAGTTTTGCTGTTCCTATGATTATCGATGAAAAATATAAAAAGAATGAAACGTTGCCGAGTATGTAAACAAGCTTTTACTCCGAGTTATTCGAGCCTGCAAGCGACCTGCACGAAACCGAGTTGCTTAATCGAATGGGGCCGGATTGTAGAACGTAAAAAGAGCAAACGCGAAATTAAGGCGATGCGCGAAAAAATAAAGAGCGTAAGTCAGTACCGCCGAGAGCTTCAAAAAGTGTTTAACGAGTTTATTCGGTTACGCGATCAAAAACAGCCTTGTATTTCCTGCGATAAACCTTTAGTGGGTAAATATGACGCCGGGCATTTTTACAGTGTTGGAAGTTACCCGAATCTAAGATTTAATGAGGATAACGTTCACGGCCAGTGCGTCGAATGTAATCAGCACAAGCACGGGAATCTTTTAGAATACTCACCCCGGTTAACTGAACGAATCGGTTATGAGCGGGCAAGTAAACTAATGATATTAAGAAACGAACCGCTCAGGCTGAGTCTAGAGGAAATAAAAGAGTTAACCTTGCATTACAAAAAGAAGGTAAACGAATGGAAAAAAGCGAACGGATAAACGAGTTACGCGCCGAATTATTCGGGTTAACGGTTCGTCGATCGTTACGCCCTAGCATCAAAGAAAACAGACGAATGTGGGAAATTTTAGGCGAACTTTACGAATTAACAGGAAACGAAATTTTTAATTTAAAACCATAAATCACATGAGTACATTCGAACTAAAGGAGGGCCAGGGCTCTCTATTTAAAAATGAGAAAAAAACAGGAAGCCAGCCAGATTACCGGGGCTCAGTAAAATGGCGAAATGAAACCCTGAACCTAGTAGGCTGGGTTAAGGAATCCAAAACAGGTAAAAAGTTTTTAAGTTTAAAAATCGAAGCTATTGACTTAACTCCGAAAAACGAAAAAAATGGAAACAACGATGAAAACGGAGACCTCCCTTTTTGAGTTAATCGAACAGCTCGATTTTATTCTAAAAAAATACCCCGAGAAAAATGTAAATATGAGCGACGGCCTCCGGAGTTATCTGTCGGGAATTCGCGAGGCGAAACATTTAGCTGAAAACCTCTTAAATAAAGAACTATGAAACCGCACATTTATGACTTTACGAACGTCATTAAAATCTTAAAACTCCGAAAAGAGCGCCGAGAATTATTCTACAGTAATCGATCGAATGACGCCCGGAAGCAAAAAGCAATCAGTGAGGAACTTTATAACCTTACAGGTAATGAAATTTACCTCCGCTTCTAGATTTGAAAGTGAGGCATATCTTTAAACGTTTTCCAATCGCCACCCCACTGTACCTCCGGGTGCTGTAGCGCAACGATCGCAGCGAATTTTTTAAAAAGG